GCTTCTTCAAGACGAGCTTCTTCAAGTGAAACGCGAGCTGAAACAGCGGCTTCAAAGATCGTAGAAAACTTTTCTTTTGCTTCTTCGGTCAGATCTTCACCAGAGAAAACTTCGTCGAGGTCTTCTTTGACTGCATTCATTGTAGCCATTGGCATTTGCCCCATACCAGGAGCTCCACCGGGAGTTGGCGACGAAGGAATACCATCGGCACTATATTGTTTAATTGAATCGTTAAAGAAGTGCGAAAGATCTTCACCCTTCAATTGAGCAAGAAGTTGACTGAAAGTAGCCAGCATCTCTGCACGTGTTGGATTTGGCTTTAGGGTTTCCGAACCAGCAGATTCGTCGATACCGTCTTGAACGATTTCATTCGTATCTTTATTTGACATTTTTGACTCCTTGTAATATTTATTTATTTATTCTAAGTTAGATTTTAGAAATTTTATTGAGGAAGTTCTCAAAAATTTCAAACTTTTTAGCTTGAAGCTGTCTTTTAGAAGATGCGCTTTCAATATTTTGTACGGTTTGTTCGAGTACTGCGGCTGTATTTTTCTTTGCAACAAGAAGTTCGTCTTGCCAAACCCATTCTACACCTTCCATGATTCCGTTCACAAATGCATCTGGAGCAGAAGGATCAGCTACAATATCAGCGGCTGTAGCCAAATAAAAATCGTCTTGAACTTCATTAATGCCTTCTTTATTTAGCTTCAATGAACCCATACCTCTGGATGAAACACCGAGCTTGACGCCTTCGCCGATAAGTCCTTTGGCAATGCTACCCATTGGAGTATCCATCAACTTCGCCCGACCCACAAAATTAGTACCTTCTCTCTTCAAAGAAGTGATCATATGAGATACACGATCGAGATTAATCGACGGACCATCAGGATGACCTAACTCGCCAAGAGCTCTACCCTTCTGAATGTAAGACTCGTCGTAACGATTGACTTCTTTTTCAAGAGTTTCGACAGGATACATACGACCGTTGCGGTTCTTGATGCCTCCTTGCAAGAAGATACCTTCGATGTATACGTTCTTCTTCCCGTCTTCACGAGATTCAGTAATGCATTTCAGATCTTCAACAACTTCGGTGATTAGCTTCATGTCTTCTTACCTTACGAGTTGTTATACGGTGAAATGAACGTGCCTTGCTTCTGTACTTCCAGCAAACAATATGAGTTTGCCGAACCGACAAAATTGACTACTAAATTTGCTGTAGGATTTACATTGAGCGGCATACCGTTACCGGCATAGTCACAGTATCCAGTCGAGTCATATACGCCAACAAGAGTCGTACCTCTGAGGATCTGAATATGGCCATTGCCGTCACAGCCCCAAAAAATCTGTGCGATATAAGCTCCAGAAAGAACCTCATCACTCGTAGCAAGACAAGTGGCAGTGGCACCAACATTCGTAGTAGTGCTATTGCCAGCAACCACAATATTGCCGCTATTCGCAGCAGATATGTGAATAACAGCTGATGTATTTTTCTTATTTGATGTAATCGTAACAGCCATTATTCACCTCTATAACTGATTGAGAAATCCAACATTTGCTCAATGCCATCTGCGGTGTCGCAAGCTTGCATAAATGCATATTGATTATCTTCGTTGAGTTTTTCAAAGACCGATACCATCGTTCTTTGATGTGTTTCTGCAAGATCAGCGAGCTTAATAAGCAGACGCTCTTCTTTATTGAGTGGTTTGCCATCGCGCGCTGAAAGCTTCGCAGCAATCGCCATGACTTGGCGCTTCTTCTGTGACTTACCCATAAACTGAGGAGCATCAGACTTTTGGAAATCCTTGACTACTGTTCCCATCGAAGCTTTCTTCATGTCGAGTTTTTCTTGTAGTTCAGCTTCTTCTTTATTTAGAATTGTACTACCGGTATCACGTGCTCTATTAATTTTTGTTTTAGAAAGAGCTAGACTATTGATCTGTCTGCTTTTTGTCTTAATGCCAGCATCAACAGATTGTCCTGGCTTTCTGCCACCACTGAAAGCGGTTCTAGCTCTCTTATCGCCGTAACTTTTCATTGTATCAATTGAAAGTTCATCAATCTGTTCAGCTTCTTCCTTGGCCATCACTTTAGCTTTTTCAATGCCGGCCATTCTGCCACCGTATGTCTTACGGCCAGCTAGTTCACGACCTTTTTCACGATAGTTTAGAGGGCCTTCATTATCTGCAATAGACTTTGACTTCATTCTGTATCTGCGAAGTGTATCGTGTGACAGTTCTTCTAGCTCTTCAGCTTCTTCCTTAGCCAACTTGCGATTGGCCATTTTAATACCTTTATAACGTTGACCAACTCTACGGCCATCATCTACATCATCAGCATCGTAAAAATCTTTTACTGCAGCTTTCTTATACTTCTGAACAGTATCTTTTGATAATTCATCAATCTGTTCAGCTTCTTCTTTAGTCATTCTATCTGTAGCTTTTGAAATGCCCGTGAGACGGTTGCGTAGTGTGCGCTTATCATACTCACTAGCCTTACCGTGGAGAGCAGCCCTAGCAGCAGCATTGGCAGCAAGACCGGCAGTTGATCTAGCAGCTTTCTTTGTGTATGAACCTAAAGTTGCCTTTGAGAGTTCGTCGATCTGCTCAGCTTCTTCCTTACTGAGAACAGTGCTTCCGGTATCACGTGCTCTATTAATTTTAGTTCTTGCTAATGATAGACTATTACTTTGTTTGCTTTTCATTTTTATGCCAGCATCAACAGATTGTCCTGGCTTCCTACCACCACTGAAAACGGTTCTAGCTCTCTTATCGCCGTAACTTTTCATTGTATCAGTCGAAAGCTCGTCGATCTGCTCGGCTTCTTCTTTGGCTAGCAGACCTTTTTTCTGCATTTCTTGTCTTTTCTTAGCCATGTGTAATTTAAATTTTAAAGCAGGATCATCAGCTTCTTCGGCGACCTTTTTCTTCTTCCGAAGAAGCTGGAAGTCATGCGCATCAACCTTGCCATTCTTATTGGCATCGATCTTGTGCTGATTGCCCTTCAGCTCTTCATACACTTCTTCGTCTTCGCCAGGATTATAGCCATGGCGTTCTTTCTTGCGATCGGCCATCTTGACCTTCGAACCCTTGAAAACTTCGTCGTCGTTGCCGTTGCGATCAGCAGTCTTCGCAACTACATGTTTGTCGATGAACTTTTGCTCGTCAGGATTTTTGACGACCATCGGCCCAAGCTGTCTTTCATTTAAGAAATCTTTAAGCGTCTTCGCCATCGGCATCTTCCTCTGTGTCTAAGTCTTCTAGGTCAAGATCTTCTAGATCGAGATCTTCTATATCAAAATCTTCGTCTTCGAAATCTTCGTCATCGATGTCAAAATCCAAATCATCTTCGAATTCTTCTTCATCGGCATCTTCAGGGTCGTCAGAAGCAAACATTTGTTGAGCATATGCAACGCTCTCGTCTTCTAATCTTGCGTCAATTTTCTGGCGCATAATTGAGTCGAAGGCGTTTGCAAACCGTGTCGGTTGTTGATCTACAGTTGCTCGAATCAGTTCGTCGATGTCCATATAAATTCTCCAAAAGTGTTTTTACTATTTATAATGTATTTATTTTCCTACTAAATCTGGCACATTCGGAATAGAAGTAGCCTTCGATTTACCAGCGGTCGGAGGAGTTTCATTCTGAGCAGGTTCAGCGCCTGCATCTTCAGGAGGCAATTGTTCTCCACCTGGACCCATTTCTGGTGGAGCATACTGCGGATTGTCCATTTCTTCGATAATTTGCTTGTCGATCTCTTCCATATCTTCTTCTGTCTGATAAAGAACATTCCGACGAATCCATTCATGCGAGTAGTACTTGCCTGCATAGTCGTCGACATCACGTAACATCGAGATACGATCGCGAAGAATCTCTGTATTTTTCAATTCGGCAAAGTGATTATCTTCAGAGTATTCATACTTAAAGTTAGCTTTAAATTCGGACCAATCTTCCGAGGTAATGATGCCTTTCAAGATCAGCTGTTTCTCGAGAATCTTACTAAAAATTTCTGAGAATCGAGTACGAAGACGAGTAATAAATTTAGCAAACTTGACTTCGTCGCGAGTCACTTCAGTGGCTCTCCCAAAGTTGAAAGCTTGTTCAGGATCAAGACGAGAAATCGGAACGTTTAGAGCTTTGTAAAGCTTGCGTTGAAAGTAAACGATGTCATCAATCTGACCAAGGTTCTGACCTCCTGGAAGAGTCGTGATTTCGGTACCCTTACCGCCTTCACGACGAGGTAGCCAGAAATCTTCAAGCATGGTCATATGCTTACGATCATCGCGGATTTCTCCGGTACCAGCGTCATACACAATCTTATTCTTAAAGCGAGTCATAATATCACGAAGATATTGTTCAGCTTTCATTTTCGGTAGGTTGCCGACATCGATGTAGAAGATACGACGTTCAGGTGCACGCGAGATACGATAGATGACTAAAGAGTCTTCCATGGCCTTTAACTGATTCAAAGGCTTAATGGCTTTTTGTAGATAACCAATAACCATGTCACCTTTGACATTGACAAGGCCAGAAGATACGTTGACAATCGAGTCGACTGCGATCTTAATACCTTGAGTAGTAGGATCTTGATAATTCGGTTGACTCGGAGTTTTACCGAACCCGTTTTCATTATAGATATAGAACTCTTCGCCTGCCACCGGAACAATGACGTTTGAATCTTTTGTAAGTTTTCTTTTCTTCTGAGTCTTGACTTTGCGAAGCTTACGAGGATCTACATAACGTAGTTCTTGAATGCCTTCTCTCGGCTTCTTCTCGTCGATCATCAAGTGATAGAATATTCTGCCGTCGACATACCATTTACGAAAGATTTCGTATGCGTGGTTATTAAATTCAAGAAGTTCGAGTACAGTTTTGAACTCGTCGAGAATAAGTTTCTTGACTTTATCAGGTTGCTCTAACTTATCAAGATTTAAAGATACGACTTCTTTCTTTGGATCAATTACGACCGCTTCATTGATAATGTCGTCAACTGCCAACTCGATATCTGGATGTTGAGCCATTTCTCTATACGTTGAAACAAGTTCTGATTCGGTTCGAATAGAACCTTCCATATCAACGTATTGACCGTAAGCGCCACCTTCAGCAAGAACAAGCGCTCCATCATCATCTTGTTTTGGAGCAAATGATGGAAGCGCTTTTTCTTCTTGCTTTCTTGTAATTTGAAAACCAAATAACTCGGCCATGGATTCTCCAATTTAAATAACGAAAAAAGTAAAGGGTAATGACTACCCTTTACTTATTAATCACCGCCGGCGCGATCTGTCGTTCCAGTACGACCAACTGACCAGTAGTCATATTGGAATGTAACCTGGAATACTTCGATTTGATCAGTTGTAGACCAATCGAGTTCGATCGGGCTAATATTGCTTGGGAAGATTCCGTTAAAATCATAAGTACGGATCTTCGTGCCATCTTTACCAAACTGAGTCACTGCGGCCTGTGACTTATATCCAGGACCAATTTCTCTCACGTTGCGTTGTAGACGATTGATTCTATTTGACCATTCTTCCATAGCGTTACGAATCAAGAAGTCTTCATCGTTAATAATTGTAACTGTCCATTCAGCGAATGTTCTATCACCAGCTAACTTCATTTGACGACCGAAGTAAAACACTGGAATGACTCCAAGATCAGAGCCAGGCAGCTGAGCTGCCTGACACATGAATCTTGTTTTTGCATCCCCTGAGCTGTTCGCAGGATTAAAAATATCCACTTGGAACAGGTTTTGTCTTGCACCGCCAAAAGCTAGTTGGCTTCTCATTTCAGTGATATTAAAAGCCATTTACTTTCCTCCTAGGTTTATCTTATTTATTAGAACTGGCCAGCGATTTCAGTGAACTCGACACCAGATCTAACGGCGACGAAGTTTAGCTGGATGAAGTTGATCGACTTAGCAGGCTTGATGTAGATGTCTCCAACAAAGCGATTGCTATCGATGACTTCAGCAGTGTTATTCGTCTCGTCACAAATCACTCGGAAGTCAAAGATTCCACGACGACCTTGAACGTCGCGAAGGAATGGCTCAACCAAGTTCACAAACTGTGATCTTGTGAATTCGTCGTTGAATTCAAACAAAGTAGAGTTTGAAGCTGTGGCAATGGCCTTCTCAAGAACGATGAACAAGCGACGTACGTTAATACGATCGAATGCGCTAGTACGACCAAGCAGAGTCTTATCTCCGAAAAGTATTGTACCTTGACCCGGGAAAGTGACAATTGGATTGACATCGTTCTTATACAGAAGATCTCTTTCGGTTTTTCCAGGGCTAAATGCTAGCTTGACAAGGTTTTTGATTTGACCGCGAGTAAATCCAGCAGGAGAGAACCAAGGATCTCTCAGATTATCACTGCGAGCTGTGAGACCAGCAATGTCACCGTTCAAAGGAATGTAACGATATACATCCGCATACTTGTCGTACTGATACTTGTAACCAGAATCGAGGAATGCATATGAAGTATTATGCAAAAGATTTCTAAAATCTACGACGTTCTGTGCTTGCTGGTTTTCTACGTTAATACCTACAACATCAGAGTATGCAGGAGATACGAACACTACGCAATCCTTGCGAACTTCTGCAATGTTATCGATCAGATAGTTAGCTAGCTGAACATCGTTCGTTCCGACTGCCTTTCCTTGAAGAAGCAAAGAAACATCGACTGTGCTTGCGTCTGCAAAGAGATCATAGGCAGAAGCAAGAGCTGCCATCGAAACTGTACCTTCTGTCGCACCATCTGCACCGCGAACAAACGACCGCGTGTAAGTCGTCGTATTGGTCGAGTTAGCAACGGTTGAGAGAGTATTCGAAGCAGCGCCGGCGCGATCGTTTGTAGCCCAAACCCAACGTGAGAAGTCGTTGAT